AGTCGTAGAGAGTGCAGTAGTAGTAGTGCTCGTCGTTGTAGTCGTGGATGAAGTTGTGGTTATCCATGTTGTTGTTGTCTCCTGAATAGTTGTAGTGGTATCTGGAACTGTGGTATCCGCAGGGATACCGTTAGTTGTGAACGCTTCATCAGGAACCATTGTCCACCCCTGATTGTTGATATTCCAAGCAAGAAGTATGCACGTCGAGCCGCCGTTTTCGTACATCCACAGGTCTAGTGGCTGACTGCCTGCACTAATGTCTATCTGTCCTGACTCGTAAGCCGAGCAACCCTGGTCGCCCCAGTAGCCCAACTCGTTGCCACCAATATTAACAATGCCACCATCGTCCGATGCCAACCAAAACTCAATCGTGTCATGTTCCGGTATCTCAATGAACCCTGTCATGTGAACCATGAACAAGTCGTTTGTGCAATCTAGGTATGGTTCACCGTCATACGAACGGTTGATGTTGTTTTCCACTTCACTACCGCAAACGGTATAGATGTCATCTGACCGTGTGGGAGGTACGGTATCTATTGTGTAATAAGTGGTCTGTAACCCTGCTACTGGTTCAGCGTTGGCTTGCGGCGCAAACAACGCCAAGATTGCTACTGGAGCAAATATCAGCCAACGGGAATAGCGAGCCACGACAACGACTCCTCATCCCAATAAAAATCACCTGCAGGCTTGGGAGTTGGTGCTTGCCAGTCATTGTTACTGTCTAATGTCCAAGACGCAAATGGTCGTGGTTGCACAAACTGGTCTTTAACAGAATCGTATGTAAATCCATTACCCGCATACTGTTTGCGGAAATTGTTGTTATATGAAGTTTGCAACCATGTTCCATCGTAATTGTGGTCACGAATAAACTGTTGACCTACTAATTCAGATGCAGGAAACTCATTGCCAACTACATCATTGTTAATAACCATGCCTGTAATAACTACACCATTAACAATTTGAACAAAATGTGCCATTAGAAAGTAATGCTCCCTGAACCAGTAAAATTGTAAATGCGGTATCCACCAGTGTTTGTGTAAGTTGGTGAACCAGTTGTACTTGCTGCTTGAGCAAAAGTATCCAAGTAACGAATAATGACAACACCCGAACCACCACTACCACCAGTTTGATTAATGTTGGCACGACCACCGTTACCGCCAGCACCAGTGTTTGCCGAACCAGAACCACCAATTGAACCTGAAGTACCAAAACTACCACCAGTGTTTGCAGACCCAGCACCGCCACCAGCACGACCAACAGACGAACCAGTAATTGATGAAGAAAGACCAGCACCACCAGCACCGCTAGGTGTTACCCCACCGTTTCCACCTGCACCACCTCCACCCGCAGCCTGTGATGTTTCTCCTGCACCACCACCATCCCAACCCTGTCCAGCAGTACCACTACCACCACCCGCACCAGTACCACCTGCGCCTCCGCCAGAGCCACCAGAACCACCACCAGCACCAAACATACTTCCAGATCCTGCACCACCACCGTTAGATGTGATAGATGCAAAAACACTATTAGAGCCAGTTGAATTATTTCCAGCACCATTACCAACCGTAACCGTGTTGCCAACCCCAGCAGTAACCGACAAAACTGATTCTGTTGATGAACTTCTACCAGAAGTTTCTGAACCAGTTGAGTTGCGATAACCGCCTGCACCACCGCCAGTTCCTTCGTAGTTACTTGCTACTCCGTTACCACCGCCACCACCACCAGCAATAACAAGATACTGAACAGTTGCTGGTGCTGCTTGAAGACTTGTAAACGAATATACGCTTGAAGTATCTCCAGCACCAACAGCGTTTACAGCCTTCAAATAGAGAGTGTAGTTTGTATTTGCAGTCAAACCGCTAACCGTTACCGGTGTTACCGCATCGGCTGGACTCAAAGCAGTAAATGTAACATTATCAAGTGAATATTGATAGTTTGTAATTGCCTCACCACCATTGTCTGATGGTGCAGTAAAAGAAACAGAAACACTCGTTATTGCTGGTGTTCCACTTAATGCAGTTGGAGCATTAGGGGCAGTAACTCCAGCAGTAAATGAATGAACTTGATTTGTGTCGCCACGAAAAACTCTAGGAGTTTTCATAGCGGCAACAGATTTACCACCAGAAAGATTCTTTAAAGAAGAAACCATAAGTTATTGTCCATCATCTGTTAGTAATAATCGTTTTTTTAAGTTCATGCAACTTGAGTCCCAAAAACAGCGTCCCATGATAAAGTATCTTCGTTCCATCTACGGTTGCCATACGGCATTGGAATTGGTGCTTGCCAATCATTGTTTGTATCTAATGTCCAAGACGGAAAAGGCTGAGGTCTAATAAACTGGTCAGCAGTAGCATCGTATGTGTAGCCGATGCTTGCGTATTGTTTGCGGAAGTTGTTGTTATAAGAAGTTTGTATCCATTCGCCACCTAACAAATTCTGACAAAAATCTTTACCCTTTTGCTCATTTTCTACTCCATCTACTAACAATTCGTTGTTGTGTACAACAATAACATTCACAACAACATTGTCTACGAGTTGAGCGAAGTGTGCCATTAGAAAGTAATGCTCCCTGTTCCAGTAAATTTATAAATATGTTTGCCACCACTTTTTGTATAAGTAGGTGAGCCAGTAGTTGATACTGCTACGTCAAACGAATCTGCGTATCTAATAATTACAATTCCTGAACCACCAGTTCCACCTGCATATGGGTCACCACCACCTCCACCCCCGCTACCAGTGTTTGCTGATGCATTAGAACCTGCTCCACCTGCATTGCCATTACCGCCACCCGCTTTACCCGCTCCAGCATCACATCCCGATACACCACCGCCACCACCACCAGCGTAATCAACGCTGGAACCAGAATAAGAACTAGATGTACCATTACCACCATCGCCGCCCTTGCAAGGACTTGCAACACCAGTTTGTCCACCTGCGCTAAAACCACCACCACCGCCTGCTGGCGCATTACCAATATAAGAAATACCATCGCCACCACCATTACCCTGACCACTCGTGCCTGCACCACCAGCACCACCATAAGAACCACCACCACCTGAACCGCCAGCAGCACCATTGTAAGAAAAAATTGACGCACCACCACCACCAGCAGTTGCGGTAATGCTGTTAAAACTGCTTGTAGTGCCATCACTAGCGGTTATCGATGGGTTTACTGAACCACTACCACCAGTGCCAACTGTAACCGTATAGTTTGTTCCTGCTGTGACTGCTAATGCTGTTGATGTTTTGACACCACCCGCACCGCCACCGCCACCAACTCGATAACCACCGCCACCTGCACCAGCAACCATAAAATAATCAACATTGGGTGTTGGGTTTAATGCGCCACCACCACGCCAATAAGCGTCAGCCTGAGCGGTGTCGCCACGCCTAGAGCGTGGAGATTTAAAACTTACTACAGAAGTTCCGCCACTAATATTTTTGTGGAAAGAGGGCATCTAAGATGACCTTATGCTGTGATGCGGTTAACGTATCCGTGAATCACAATAACGTTTGCGGTTGCAGCAAAAGCCTTAACAACCTTGGCGGTAGCATTACCCTGCAAGAGTAAACCAGGAGCAATCAAGTAGAGACCGTTCTCAGCCTTAACTGTGTATTCGATGTTGCCATCTGGTGCAGTTGCTTCGCCCCACTCAATCGTCAACTTGACATCAGATACAGAAGAGTTAACTGCGTACAACCAGATTTCGTCAATGGTTGTTGCTGTTGCTGAAGCCGTGTGAACCGCTGTACCAGCGGTTGCCGTTGCCACAACTTTGATACCAAGACCTGTGCCTGTGGTGCCTGCTGGTTGTAATGCTAGTTTGCTAAATGTTGCCATATCTTTATAACCTTTCGTTACCTAAATAATAAATACTTGCTGTTCAACCGTATCAAAACGGCTAAATACCTGTAACTCCAACCACTCATCAGGGTTGCTGTAATCAAAAATTGATATATCGTAGGTACTTGTAAAGTAACTATTGTACAAATCACCCAAAGTGTCACCCGTAGCACCCTCGTCTTTGAGCCACTGGTAAGCCAGTGTCCCACGGTACTGCAAGCCCTTCTCGGACCAAAACGTATATAGCAAGTCACCAAGGGTCTGACCGGCAGACGGATACGAGGCTGACAAAGCCTCGAACATCGCATCATTAGTCGTTGCCATAATCCCTCAATTCAAACGTCACCATTTGCTTCTTATCATCTACACCACAAATCGGACAAAGCCAGTCAGTTACCTGAGGAGGATACTCCTCACCACAATCAGGGCAGGTCAACAAAATCAAACAGCCCTCAACTTAACCCGACCAGCCTTCTCACGCTCTGCGATAGTGGCAATCAACGAATCCAACTCGGCATCCGACAAATCCACTGTCTTCTTATTAGAACTAATCGTTACCGATGGCGGAGCCATACGGTTCGTAGCCTGCAGATACAACTGTGCAGATTTAACATCACCCTCAAGAGCCTTACCATACAAAGTGTCAAGGAGTC